TCGTAAGTACCTATGTGTGTTGTCTTGCCACCAACGTATATTTGAGCTACATATTTTGATCCAGACATGTGCACCCCCTTGACACCAGTCTTACTATTTTTTCTTGGTCTAGTGTTTCCAGAACTTTGTGTTGGTGTGCAAACCCTAAGGTTATCAATACTATTATTTAACTTATCACCATCTATATGGTCTATCATAGCAGGTTCATTGCCATTGACTAAAAACCACACTAACCTGTGCACTAACCACCTTTGACCGTTAATACTAGTTTCTAAATATCCTCTACAATGCCTGCTACCTATCCGCCTGTTATTTTTCTTTAGGTAAACATGGCCATCATTATAATAAACAAACTCCCTAACATCACTTGACATCAGTTTGCTCCACCAGTTTTATCATTTCACCCATCCACTCACACATTTCAGACCTGACACTGCCTTTAAGTGTGTGCCAACTATACGGAGCATCTATAGATTTAGCCCTAGCTAAATCGTCTATGCTGTACAACAGGTGCATTCCGCTAGAATTAGGATTCTTAAGGTCGCACTGGTCTAGGTCAGCACATACAGCGATCTTACAGTCCTGACCTATACGTCTAAGTAGACACTTCATAGCGTCATACTTTAGGTTCTGAGCTTCATCCACAATAACAAAGCAGTTGTTCCAAGTACGACCTCTGAGATAGGCTGGAGGAACAAACTCAATGCGTTCACTATTGACAAGGTTTCTGATAGCATTATTATCTAGTCTGTATTCAAATCCATCCATAAAGGGGACCATCCAAGGCTTCATCTTCTCGTAGAGGTCACCCTTAAGGAATCCTATAGGGTCACCTAGCTCTACGTTAGGACGAACAAGGACGATCTTCTCAACAGGGTACTTAGGGTTAAGGAGCATATCCAAGGCTATGACTGAGGGAGGGAATGTCTTCCCTGTCCCTGCATCACCCTCAGCTACAACAAAGTTAAACTCGTATAAGGAGTTTATATACCTTTGCTGTTCAGGAGTCTTACCCGTAAGCTTCTGTTGGTTATAATATACTTCTTCTCTTTCTCGCTTACGGGAGGCCAATGGCGTTTCCCTCCTCAAGTTCCGCTTCGAGTTCTTCAATGTGGTTCTCCAAGATTATTATTGTCTTCTCCAACTCCCCCAGTTGTTTTCCAAAGGAGGCCGCTGCCAGATCCTTTGATAGAATCTCTCGCTCTAAGAGTTTAATCTTTGCCTTTAGGTCGCATATAATTGCGAGCTCTTCTTCAGTTGGTTCACCCAGCATTAATCATCAACCTCTTTACTTTATCTTTAGGATATTGTGTATACCTAGAGCGACCCCAGCCACCGCAAGTGTTACATTGGAATCTCTGGTATTTCCCCACATTAGTATGGTAATACCCGCGTAGCTGAACATGGTGACCGCCACACTTAGGGCACACATATTGATCACGCTCTTTGTATACACCAACATTAGGATGACCTTTGAGCCAAGGTCGCATCTTGAGATAAACCTCTTCCAACGTCTCAACATCTTGGATGTTATATTCCTTCAACTCCTTCCAAGCTTCCTCGTTGTTACGCATACATTCAAGCCACAATTCGAAACCGGGAAAATTCTTGTGAGATAATTTAGGTGTGCATCCAAGCACTTTAGACAGATACTCTAGAGAGTAGCTCTCAAATTTAAATTCCCTCTTTGCTTCCAGCAAAGTGTCTACAATCTTGTAGGGGGAGGGTGGCTTAAGTCCATTAATCATAGACCTAGCTGCTATAGTAGGTAGATCAAAACGCTTAGCGTTATGCGCTACTACGATGTCAGCCTTATCAAGAAGAAGATTAATGCTTGCAACAATGTTTGTATCATCTACCTTCCTGTTCTCCTCGTAATAAACCTCATCGGAGTCTAGCCACTTAGCGGCATAGCTCATTATATACCCATGATCCAACACTTGCTTAGCACCTATGTTAGCCTTGTAGAATTGCCATACATAAGCTAGCTTAGGTGCTGTTTCAATATCTAATACTAGAATATTACTCATCGTGCCTCTTCATGTAGTGGTATAGGTAGAATAGGGCGTTAGCTCCAATAGCGTAAGCATGTGGTAGACCTGTCTCCTCATCAATATCTACACCCTCTTGTATCTCACACAGGTGTCGGAGGAGAGCGTTAAGATAACGCTCCTCCCCATTCTCTATCTTCTTCCAGTTATCTTTGTCGGGATACTTAGTTAGGGCTTTAGTCATAAGTACAGCTATGGCCTTAATAGATTCCATAGGTACTAGCCACATCTGAGGCTTATCAGTATCTAACTTAGTCCCTTTAGGAATCATATCTGGAGTTATCTGGATGTGTGAGAAACACGAAGTCCATCCGGTTGACAGAGGATCGTACTTGTTCATACCCCTTCTCCTTAATCTGATTAAATATGTAGACCATCTTCTGACGATCTTCAACAGTAAACTGTTTAGCATAAGCTGTAGCTTCGTCTACAGAGATGTCTTTAATAACGTTAAAGTATGTAGCACATCTATTCCATATCTTAGTAACCTCACAATCCATATCAGAGAAGGTAGGGTACATCTTAAAGTTATTCTTTCTCTTTAGCTCTACGACTTTTGGCAATTTGAATTTCCTCATTTGTTTTTATTCTGTGACAGTCTGTACAGAGCGTTTGAAGATTGTCTTCCTCGCAGAACGAGTTCTCTATGAAGCTGTCCCAAGTAGTAAACCCTACAGCAGGATCTATAATAGGTTTAATGTGATCTATAGCGTAGTTCTTAACACGTTTACGTTTATCGTTTACTATAGTCTTAGGCTTTATCTCTCCACAACAATCACACTTGAAGTTATGCCTGTCTATGTTAGCACGCCTGAAACAGTCGTGGATAGGTGCCCACTTACGTGTACCTCCACGTATCTGATTCTTTACGAAGTCTGTGAACTTAGCTTCAGTCCAGCGTCCTCCGCATCTTGTTTTCTCTCCTGAAGGTCTAGCCATGTCTCCTCCGACATAGGTGAGTAGTAGTTACATCCATTATCCCACACCTTGTTAGTTGGGAACCATGCTTGTTTGTACTCGTTAGGTATGGCTTGTGCTCTGTAGCATCTATGGAACATAGGGCACAGCCTGTCGTTACACATTTGTATGTCAGCCATTTGGAAACTCATACATAATAGGCTCCTCTCCATTCATATCCCTAACCATCCACACAAGGTTAGCTTGCTCTCTTAATTCTTTCTCCCAAAGTTCTCCATATACTACCTTGTAACACGTCTCTACAACATCATACAATTCTTTCTCGCTATTACAATCGAAGAGTAGGTTATAGGTTTTGACAGGTCCGTACTTAGGTAGTCCGGGGATATTGTCTACAGGATCTCCTGTCATTATCTGACTATAGAAGAACTTAAGTCCTGTCCCTACAATCTTACCCTTGCTCATGCTTATGCTTCCTAGTTTATCCACAAGCGTAGGTCCAAATGCTAGTTGCTTACCACAAGGCCACGAGTAATGCCAACCTTCAACCTGCTTTAGATCCTTATCACGAGAGCAGATGATCGTGCTCTCTGTTTGATCTATAGCCATGGCATCATCTGCCTCAATCCCTATAGCAAGCTTACAGTCATATGTAGCCAATAGATAAGCCGCTATATTGTTATAGTGAAATGGTTTCTCCTGTTTTCGTTGAGCCTTATAACCTTTCTTAGTAGCCAACTCTATACGAAAGTTGGGCTTCCATTCTAGGTTATCACTATGTAGTCTGTTCCACTGTTTGACAAGCTTTGGTGTAGCTGACAGGTAGAGGGTGGGAGGCTGGCTATTAAACACAGCCTCACAGATGTCTAAGATCTTCTGATCTAGGAGCTCTCTAACAAACTCCCACTCTCTTATCTTATGCTCACCATCCTCATCCTTATACTCACCACAGAAGCCTATCTCATAAAGTAGAACATCCGCGTCAATCAAGGGGTACAATAGTCTTCATCCAAAAGCAGCAATTCACCCAAGCTGTTTACAACCTTCTCTGTTATAACAACAGCTTCGTCAATGTAGGAAACCAAAACTTCTCCACCTATAATCTTGACCTTAGTCAATTTGTAAGGTTTTATGAAAGTCTTATCGCCATTACTATGTTTAAGCTCAATCCACTGGTTCATCACCGAAGTCCTCTATGTATAGGTTATGAAGACGTTCCTGCTCATACTCTGGAATAATACCAAGACTCTTGGCGTCCACCAAGTAACCATGATTCGTGTTAATGTGCCCATCGATATCAGTCTTGGCTATCAGGAACTTCTTCCTATAGTTATGAGGATCTCGCTTATCCTCTTGGACATAACGATCGCCAGCAGCATACACAAGCTCGCCCATAACAAGTCCATGCTTCTTAAGCTTGTTATTAACGATCTGGTAGAATTTACCTACCTTAATTTCTTCCCTATCAAAACTCACCATACCTCATCACCCTCTTCTTGCTCTTCTTGCTTAGGTTTCTTAGGTTCTACCTTCTTAGGCTTCTTAGAGTCGCCCTCAAGGGCTTTCTGCAAAGCAGACCCAGCATACTCAAGGTTACCTTTGATCTTGTCTTGTAGCCACTGTGGGAGGCTCAAGAACACATCCATATCCGGATCGTCCAGAAGGAATACCTTAGGTTCATTAACCAACTCCGGCAAGGTAGCAGCTTGTTTAGCTCTTACAGATGATGTACTAAGTATGCTATTACGTGTTACACCATCACCACCAACATAGTCTCCTACAGTCAACATAACAGGTGAACCTAGCAACTCTGGCCACTCACCATCATGTGCACCTGTAGGATCTAGGGCATTATATCGTTGTGTGCTCTTAGCCCGATCCTGATCCAAGGAATAGAATGGGAAGTCTTCTGAAATCCAACGTGGCTTAGACTCATCAGGGTTACCATTCTCATCTACCATAAATTCATCACAGAACTCATATGTAGTATAGATCATATGCTTAGGCGGTTTATCTTGACCCTTGTATGGGCGTTGAGCTTGTACTCCAAGGTCGATTAGTTGTACAAGTCGAGCTGGGTATGTACCATTCTCGATGTTAGGTTGTTTAGGTTTGTTACCAACAGCTTTTACTTTTTTAGCATTAAGCGACATTACTAAGTTTTCCTTTTAGCTCATCAATTTCTTTTAACAAATCTGTGATATAGTCAGCTGTTGCTAACCACAGGTCGCCATCATAATCAGCTCCGAAATCACACTCTCTACCATGATTCTCTTTAAACCTCTCCTCTGTGTACTCATTTGGTAAGCTGTACACAACACTTTTGTACGCATAATATGCCATTAATGTATCTCCGCGTAGTTATTTCCAAATTGAACGTCTACGTCTAATTTGACGTTTAAGTTTAGCTCTTTGTTTGTTTCTTCTATCGCACACCTAAGAAGCCTCTCAGCATTTTCTCTGTTCCCTTTCTTTACACAAAGTATAACCTCGTCGTGCATCTGACCTGTTAGTTGAGGTCTCTTAGACCTAATATGTTTTATCCAAGTATCGAAACAGTATACACCTGTCCCTTGGTTTAGTGTTGAGAATCTATCCTTCTCATATCTTAGGCTATACCATAGCCTGCTTACAGGGTTGTACAACCATCTTTGACCTTTTACTACCTTAACCTCTTGCTCCTCTGCTATCTTTAATACAGACCAGTTCTTCTTCCAGTAGGCGTCTACTAGTCCCTCAGCTTCAAGTATAGAGCACTTGGCAGACCTAGCGACAGTTGGAGGTCTAGCGCCATACACGCAGGCATAGTTAACGGCTTTGAATATCTGCCTAATACTTTTGTAAGAAACTTTCTTCTCTCTGTGATCATCAGCTTGCTCTTTTGATAATCTTCCAGCGAACACAGCCAACGATAGGTGTGGATCAAACCCATCTTGTTGCATCTCCTCTACATAATCTGGATCATGTGGAAACATGTAATGTTGTTTAGTCTTATCCTCAAGGGCAGACATATCACTACCACACAACTCGTAACCATCTGGCGCTATCAAACAACCACGTATGTCAGCCCCGTAAGGTTTATCAACGCTAGGTAGGTTAACAATAGTCCTATGCTTGAAGCGGAGGGTGTTAGTAAACCCACCAACTTGTGCTTTAAGGTAACCTTCTTCATCAACATCTTCTAAGAACCCTTCTAGTATACCTATCCTGTGAGATAGTATTGACAGACCATCTAATACCTCTAAACCAGGCTCTTTATAAAAAAGAATTTTTATGCTAGGACATACACCACCTGACTCATCTTGCTTGTTCTTAATCTGAGGAATCTTTCTAACATCATTAGTCTCCTTGTTCCTCTTATACTCAAAGCTCTGAGGTTCCCAACCTAGATCATATAGCCACTTCTTTATCTGCTCATGTGAATTAGGATTACCATCCTCTAAGGCTACAGTTTCCTCTACAGGCTCGTTGTAATCTTCAGGCAACCCTACCCTACGGAGTAGGTCATACCAAGCCTCTCCAGCCTTTGTAAGGACTCCTATCTTATTCTTGTAGTATAGATCCTTTGGCTTGGTTCTGACCTTAATAGTAGCTTTCTTTGGCATAACGCTTCTAAGCGTCTCCACTTTAGCGTCATACTCAATCCTAAGCTTCTCTAGTACAGATGTAGCCCTGTCAACATCAAGCCTCCATTTGTCTTCTTCCTGCTGCCTAGCACAATCCATCTTAAAGCTTAGGTAGTCTATAAGACGCCAAGCTTCTTCCTCAGATCCATAGATCTTTAGTAGATGTTTCCATTGACGTTCCCACAACATAGAGTTGATACGCACATCCTCCTTACATCTATGCATATACTCTTCTGTAGTTAGGTTCTCCCAGTCAGCTATGGGAGGTTTAGGTATACCAAATTCCTCACCCCACTCTTCAAGACCATGCTTAATACGCTCAGGTTCTAGATACCAAGATAGGGCTAGTGTATCAACTAACCTAGCGTTGATAGGTACACCAAGCAAGCGCCTAAGGACAGGCACATCAAAACGGATGATGTTATGACCGACCAAGACTTCCGATCCATCTAAGAAGCTCCTCATATGATCATACTTATCTGTAGCTACAGGCCCATTCTTAGTCATCTTAGCTAGGCAATGGATCTTTGTAGCATTTATA